AAGCGGGTGAGCATGAAACACTACGTCGTTATTTCCTGTGTGCCGTGGCTGGCATATGGGGGATATGCGGCGCAAAAGATGCTGCTGCCGACACAGGTTTGTGATCCGCAAATGCTGCATCTTGTCGCCAATAAAGATGCCAAGAAAATCATAACGACATGGTAAGGAGGAGTAACTATGTTGAGCAACCAAGTGTATGACATTTTGAAGTGGTGTGTGATGATTGCCATTCCTGCGCTGACCACCGCCTATGTCGGGCTGTCCGGGATATGGGGCTGGCCCTATGCCACGGAGGTAGCCAAGACCTCTGCCGTGATATGCACTCTGTTGGGTGCTCTGCTGGGCATTTCTACGGCGCAGTACAATAAGCAGGAACCACCCGACAACTTGTAAGCAGTAATGTAAGCAATAGACTACAATTTTATACCATTTTTTGCCATTGTCCAAAAATGAGAAAGTCCCGAAAACGCTGTGTTTTCGGGACTTTTTTGGTCTGGGTGAGAGGATTCGAACCTCCGGCCTCTTGAATTATTCTCATTCTTCCGATGTCATCAACTGCCCGAAAAATATCAAGCAGCATCATTTCTTGCGGCGTGAAGTTCCTTGCCATAACGCCGACTTCTTCTTCACTGAAATACACAGCCCACTTGGGGATATTGAATACATCGGCTATAGCTTCGGCAACTTCATCCTTTGGTCTACGCTTGCCGTTTTCAAACAAACCTATGGCAGATGCAGTAACGCCTATGGCGTTGGCAAGTTCATCTTGCGTCATACCCCTTGCCATTCGCCTTGTGCGTATCATCTCCCCAACTTCTTTATTAGTCATAGCATCAACCCCTTGTTTACACATTATACAACATAAAGTGTGGTTGCGCAACAATATGTTGCAAATGTACTACAAAAGTTACATTTTTAGTTTTTATGTCAAAACCCAACAAATAGTGTTGACAAGCCCAACTATTTGTTGTATAATGATGTCACAATGAATCGCGGGGAGGTGAAAAGAGTTGAACCCGAAGGAAAACGGGAAGCGTCTACGGGAGTTGCGATTGGCGCGTGGAATATCTGCGGCTGCATTGGCTGACGAGATCGGGGTTACGGAAAGCGCGGTGTTCTTCTACGAAGCTGGCGAACGGACACCGAGGGACGATAAGAAGGTAGCCATTGCGAAGTTCTTTGGCGTTCCTGTTGCGGATATTTTTTTTGCAGACGATACAACAAATAGTTGCTAACGACCAACAATAAGTGGTATCATAGGAGGGCGATATGGAAAGGGCTGAAATTGATGGATTGATTCTTTATAGTGATGGATCTGTTTTCTGCATCAATAAGGCGGGGCATGAACAATATAAGAACCATTCCAATGGTAAATATTTCAGTGTTTATCATAATGGGAAATCTTATCTAATACATAGATTGATAGCAGAGGCATTTATTCCGAATCCCGATAGTAAGCCTTATGTGAACCATAAGGATGGAAATACACACAATAACAGTATTGATAATTTGGAATGGGTTACGCCTGGTGAGAACGTTAAACACGCATGGGAGAATGATCTGATACCCAAAAGGCATATAACAGAACAACGACATAAGAAACAGTATCTTGGAAGAATGTTAAGAACGACAGGGCGCAAATGGGGTGAACATATTAGTGATAAGAAGGATTGGCGGTTGTCCATCAGCCTGACAAAAGAACAGGAAGAAGCAATCGTGAAACTGCGTCAGACTGACGAATATGCACGATGTTCACTCGGAGAAGTTGTCCGTCAACTCATCAACGCTGGTTTGGAAGTGAAAGCAAATGACGCTTGACGAAATCCGTAACAGCACCAAGGAAGTGCTGACACCTGCCGACATTGCCCCGGTGCTTGGGGCTGACGCGCAGGACATTCGGTTGACAGCGCGGTTGCATCCCGAACGGTTGGGGTTCAACGTAAGCGTTATCGGAACGCGGACGAAGATTCCGCGACTTGGGTTCCTGAATTGGTTAGAAGGAAGGTGCAATAGTGGGAACGCGAGTGAAGTTCGCAAAGTGGTTTCGTGATGGCCGGTTGTACCGAGTGCAGCCACCGAACTGGCCCCGACAGTGTGAATTGAGTTTTACGGATCAGCGCGATATGCAGGAATGGGCCAATGCCGCACATGTCATGTTGAAGGACGGCAACCCGCCGAGGAGGGACAGGGCCTATGGAAGATACGCATAGGTACAGCACCAAGCGGGCCATGCAGGACAGCGCACACTTGAAGATGGCCTACGTCCACCTTCACGACGCGCTGAACGAGTTGGAAATGGTCTGGAAGAAGGACAACATTATCGCCCATGCGGTGCGGGTGCTGTGGGCGATTGAGGACACGTTGTTTCAGTATGTAGTGCCTGACAGGAAGGGAGGACGCAATGGCAAGCCTGTATGAATTGAGCGCGGAGTATGCGGGATTCCTGGACGCATACGCGAACGCGCAGAATGAGGAAGAAGCCGCCGAGATACTACAGTCATTGGTGGACATCCACGGCGAACTTGCGGAAAAGGCCGAGGGCTATATCCGGGTTATCAAGAACGTCCAGAGCGACGTTGACGGCTACAAGGCCGAGGCCAAGCGGCTGTCGGCAAAGGCGAAGGCGGGGGAAAACCTGATTGACAGGTTGAAGAACGCCATGCTGGACGCCATGAAGCTGACAGACACGCCGATGATTCAGACGAGCATCGGGAAGTGGAGGCTACAGGCGAACCCGTACAAGTGCGTGGTGACTGACTGGACGAAAATCCCGATGGAGTTTCGGGAGCCGCAACCTGACAAGGTGGACAACGCAGGGCTAATCAAACACTACAAGGCCACTGGTGAAGTGTTCGATGGCTGCGAGGTCAAGCAGGAAATGGGGGTGCGGTTCCAGTGAAGGTGAATAATGTACCTGAAATGTCGAAGAACAGGAAGTTTATCGTGTTCCGCGTGGTGGACGGAGTGAACTGGTTCTACGACGCATGGGATGACTTCGACAGGGCCTTGAAACAGGCCATAGAGATTGAGGGCCAGGTTGCCCCGATTGAAGCGGTGGAGGTGTAGGAGATGCCTACGAAAGATAGGAGCGAGATGACGTTCGCGGCGTACTTCGATAATCCCGTAAAGGAAATGTCCAAGAAGGAACCGAGTGTTGATCTTATCACCACTGTCAAGGTTCCCCGCCATGAATACGCGCTGTTGGTTGCGGCCAAGGCGAAGCTGGACATCATTGACAGGGTATGCGGCAACATGGACGCATACCAGATGAAAGAGTTTTTGAGGGCATTGTTCACTTCGCCCACGGAAGAAGATGCAGAGTAATGGACATGCACTACTGTGACATCTTCGGGGACTGTTACCACTGTCCGGCTGCGTTCTGTCCGTATGAGAAGTTGGAACCAAACTGGTTGGACACGCCGTGTCCGGTGGACGATGGGGACGATTCCGAGGATGCGGATTTGCAGGATTGAAGTCTGAAACTTGCAAATTTAAGCCCCAAAAAATTTTTTCGCCCTATAGTATTCAAGAAATTTTTTGGAAATAAGAATTTGCAATTCTGGATAATTCATTCATTCATATTGGGGCTAAAAGCGCCCCCAATATGAAATGAATTATCAGACATTCGATTGAAGGGAGGAATTTTTATAAACGTCTTGGTGCTTGTAATTGGCGAGAGTGGAACCGGGAAATCTGCAAGTATGCGGAATTGCACAGCCGACAGGTTCAGTATCGTCAACGTGTCGAAGAAGCCGCTGCCGTTCAAGTCCGACATTCGGATGCTGAACACCGATGACTACATGAAGATCACGGCTGCGTTGAAGTCCGTGAAAACCCCGTCCATTGTCATTGATGATAGCCAGTATTTGATGGTCAATGCGTTCATGCGGCGGTCATTGGAGAAGGGCTACGACAAGTACAATGAGATGGCAAACGCCCACTGGCGGCTGATACAGACCGCGTTGAACGATACCCCGGACGGAACCATCGTGTATTTCATGTCCCACATTGAGCGCGACC